CCCGTTCACCGTTCACCTCGGCCGAGGTACCTGGCACCGCTCACCTCGGCCCGTTCACCGTTCACCTCGGCCGAGGTACCTGGCACCGCTCACCTCGGCCCGTATAACGCAATGTGCCCCGTACCGGTATTCCGATACGGGGCACATAAGGGTAGGGTATAGGTAGCTCTAGTGTTCTATATACCCCGTGCGCGTCATGGGATCGTAGCACGCGGTACAGCTACTGCAAGTGTGAGTGACGCTACCAGATTGTTTGTGGCACACAGTGTACCCTGCACTGGTGATGGTAGCTGATGATGTTCCTACCATGGATAAGCTAGTAAATCCGCCCGTATATGCAGGGTCCTGATCCGGAGATAAGTTTACCACCAGTCCTGAACATACCATGTTCACACGTGGTATCTCTGCCAGCCGTAGGGTAGCTGATAGTAGCCTTATCCCTGTCATTAGGTGTCCATTGCGAGTAGGGCACCATATGATTAGGGTAGGGTACTTAGCTACCAGGTAACCAAACACTATTGCAAGTAATTCGGCATACCCTGGCGACCAAACATCACCAGAGGCATGGTGCCGTATACGTGGAATGCAACACTTGCATTTAGTGTACCCTGATATACCTACTTCATATGCTTGAATTAGGTTCTGAACGTACCTAACCCAGTCCGGAGTTAGGTGGGGGTACTCCGGAGTAACGTAGGTACCTGCTACTAACTGTTCCTTTTCTAGTAGCGTACTAGGGACATAGGATAGCCTTACATAATCTGCTACGGCACGCTTGCTATCTTCAAACCTTGCTAGGTGTGCCAGTACGGTACTACCAAAACGGAATGTACCCTTACTGGCATAACAATTCGCACACACGAAGCGTGGCTCATGATCGCAGGATGCCCCATGAGCGTCCAGCCGCGCATTCCGTTTGGCTAGTCCCTTAGCCTTAATTCTCTGGTACGTAGCATCACTGGTAACTGCGGACGGACACGCCAGATGTGCGGGCAGACTGTAGCTGGGAGTTTCTACGTGCTTTCCACGGGTCGCACACCATCCGTAGAGTGCCGTTGGGTAGCTGATATACCTGGCATTGTCAACGGTAACGGTGCGTGTGGTGCCATGTGGTGCAGGTACGGTCACTGTTTGTACCGGTACCAGTACCGCATTCCGTCGTGACACTTTCACCAGATTGCGAGTGTTCCATGATGCTTTCACTGCTAGTCTCCTGACCGATCGCTACGGGCGCATCGGTTCTAGTGAGGATGGTAGCAAGATTGGTAGTTAAAGTCAACACCTAGATACCAATTCTGGGGGCGCAGTGACCAAACAATAAAATAGAATGCCAGTCTATTAGGGTCGCGCGCGTACCTATATAGCGTCCAGGTACGGTCACTCTAGAGTAGCGTTACCTAGAATTACGGTCACTTGTGAGTTAGAAACTTGCTACTCGCAGAGCTAGCCTAGGATTAGCTCTGCTATCAGGGATTCGTGCCAGGACGGAGCTAGTTTGTACTGTAGTAAACTAAGTAAACCAGGTTACTTAACATCATCCCGATCCCCTGGCCCGCGCCCCGTCCGCCATCGCTTCTTGAACCTATAGGCGTGAAAGGGTCAATCCTCTTATTTCCCTGTAAATATTTTTCAGGCAAACGTTTCATAGGTGTAAGGCAGATTTTTTTCCCCTACCCCCAAGGAGTTGCCCATTTCCTCTACCAACCTTGCTTCATTCATTCCTCCCTCTTCCTCCCTCCCCTCTTCCTTCACCTGGCAGGCCCAGCCCCGGCAAATGGCTTTCCTTGAGCGGACAGAGGATGAGGTCCTCTTTGGAGGCGCTAGAGGTGGGGGCAAGACGGATGCCCTGGTTGCCTACATGATTCTTAGGGCTTCCAAATATGCAAAGTCTAATCATCTCATCTTGAGAAGGGAATGGGTAGACCTCATCAAGGCCGGTGGAGCCGTGTCCCGGATGCAGGAGTTTGTGGGAGAGAAGTGGGCCTGGCACGGTCAGTACCGGAGATTCACTGCTCCCAATGGATCCATGGTGGAGTTCGGTCATTGCAAGGAAGAGGAAGATAGACGCCAGTACCAGGGTGCCCAGTACCACACGGTGGGCTTTGAGGAGGCCACCCAATTCACGGATAGCCAGTACTTCTCCATCACGGGGAGCCTCCGGTCTTCTAGAGTTGATATCCCTACCAGGTTGAGGCTTACCGGGAACCCTGGGGGAGTGGGCCATGGGTGGGTGAAGAAGCGGTTCATAGACCCCTTCCCCAGTGGGAATGTCACGGTGAAGGAGAAGGACACGGGGCTTACCATGGCCTTCATCCCTTCAAGGGTCTTTGACAACATGGCCCTTACCAATGCTGATCCAAGGTATATAGCTAGGTTGAAGGCCTTGCCCGAAGCGTTGAAGAAGGCTTGGCTCAATGGGTCATGGGATGTGTTTGAGGGGCAGGTCTTCACGGAGTTTGAGCCAGCCGTGCATGTGCTGGTACCCCACAAGATTCCTGATGACTGGAGACGGATAGTAGCAATTGACTATGGGTATAATAGCCCCTTCTGCGCCTTGTGGATGGCTCAGGACCCCCAGTCTTTAAGGGTCATCGTGTACCGGGAACTCTATGGTCCGGGCAACAGGGACAAGCTCCAGGCCCAGGCAATCCTCAAGGCCATGACACCTTCCGAGAGAGCCAGGGTCACCTATATTGCTGATCCTTCCATGTGGGCCAAGAAGGGGGAGAATGAGGTCTCTCCGGCGGATATCTATGGCAGGGAAGGGTTGGCCTTGATCCCGGCGAAGAACAATAGGTTGCATGGAAAGATGAGGGTGCATGAATACCTGGCCCCGGACGTTTTGCTACTAGGGCCGGGGGATGATGGTACTCCCCTTGGTCCCCAGATTCCCGGTCTCCGCATCTTCCGTACCTGTGAGAACCTCATCAGGACCCTCCCCAACATGGTGTATGACGAGCGGAGGGTGGAGGATGTGAATACCCGGACGGAAGACCATGCCTATGATGCGCTGAGGTATGGGTTGATGGCCCTTAGCCGGAGGCCGTTGGGAACCTTCACCATGAAGCTGGCAGAGAGTCTGGGGGATTTTGAGGTAGGGGAACCAATGTTTGGTACTCCCCAGGGGGCCATGGACCGGGATGCCCTGACCCGGCTTGGGGAGCTGGCTGGGGCGGTTTGAGGGGGATGGATGATGGCTGGTACTGGAGTGGATAGTGACTGGTACTGGAGTGAATAGTGGCTAGTGCTGGAGAGATGGCCCCGCCTCCTGGGGTCAAGTTGGAACTACCTTCCCATGAGGTCATCCGCGCCCGGATCGAGGAGCGCCGGAGGATGTATGGGGGTTCCACCACCATGTATTCCACTACCTCTGGCCCGGATACTCCTAGTTCCTATGATGACTTGGTGATAGGGGTCAGGAATAGGCGCAAGTTGCTCCAGACCCCTTATGTTCCTACCCCGTACCGGAGTTCCCAGCCCCCGTTGCGGGCAGGACAGGCAATCCTCGGGGATGTGATCCAGAGGGAGGCCTCCATCCTCTCCCAGGGAGACCGGAACCTCCGGGTAATCCCCGATGATGAGAACTCCAAGAAGGAGCAGGAGAGGGCGGCTCTCCTTGAGAGGTGGACAAGGGCCGCATTCCTGGGCAGGCCAGGCAGGCCCTCAAGGATGACGGAGGAAGCTGGGGAAGACTGGTTCAGGTTGGGGATGGAGGCTGCCTTGGGGGATGGAAGGGCCATCTGGGAGTTCCTTCCACGAGCAGATAGGTGGAGCAACTTTGCCGGCCATCCTGATGCGGACCAGTATCAGGGGGATGGTGGGTACAAGCAGTTCCAGAAGGACCGGGACAAGTTCCTGAAGAGTACGGCCCAGTTTCCCTTTGAGATCAACCGGGTAGACACCCTTACCTACTTTGAAGTCCGCAGGGACAAGAGGATTGCCGAGGTCCTCAAGGTAGATAGGCGGGAGAAGAGGGAAATCTTTCCCAAGTATGGGATCAGGGAGGGCATGGATTCCCAGTATGAGTACGGGGAAGCCTATCCCCTGAAGGACTTGCCCCCAGGTTTGGTGGGGACTTGTGAGGTGGTTTCCTACTGGGCTGCTGCTGATGAGCCGAGGGTGAAGAATATCCCCGGGCTAGGCCCCCGGTTGGTGAATGATGTGGTGTGGGTGGTTGAGGTTGATGGACACCGTGTTGATTGCGGGTACTCCATTGGCCCTCCTTGGCATCCGCTTCCCTATTTCTGTTTCAACGGGATGGATTCCTCCATGCCTGATCCCATGCACAAGGGAGTCTCTGTGGCCTTCCGCCTGATGCGGATTTGTGACGCCATAGATGAGCTGATCAACATGAAGATGATTGTGGCCAGGTGGGCCAGTCTTCCAGCTTGGCAGAAGACTACTCCAGAGGGCGGCATCTTTGACCTGAATACCGGGGCCGCAGGAGCAGCAGCAGCAACAGGGTCCAGCGGAAGTTCCTCCGGGTTCATGGGGTCCTTTGCCCTGGAGATGGGTAGGGGCTATGAGTTGTACCCGGGGCAGAAGATAGAACCCGTGGTATGGCCCCAGCACACGGTGACCATCCTGGAGAGCCTGAAGAATGACTTGACGGAGTTGAGTAACCTGCTTGGCCTTCCCCCAATCATGAGGGGGGACATGCCTAGTGCAGGAGCGGCCGGGTACCTTGCCGCCCAGCTCATTGCCCAGGCAAAGACGGCCCTTGCCCCGGTGCTTGATAACGCCACCAACTGTGTATCAACCATGATCAAGTGGTTGTGGTGGCAGGTGGAGCATCGGTTTGAGGAGGGTGTGCCTATCTGGTGGAATGGGGATTCCAAGGGGAAGGGGGCCAGTTGGCTGTGGCTCAAGCCAGAGTTGATTGATGGCAGGTATGACTTGACTCTGGAACTCCAACCCCTTCTTCCTGTTGACAAGATCCAGAGGCAGGAGGCTTCCTTGAATCAGGTGCAAGCCAAGGCCATCTCCATGCGGAGGCATAGGGAGGAAGGGCTAGGCCTTGAAGATCCTGAGGAAGAGGAAGAGCAGATAGCCACTGAGGAGATGCTCAGGAACCCCATGGTGGCAATTCCCCGGATGGCTAGGGCCGCGGTAAGGATGGGGTACCTCACGGCGGAGGAAGCAACTGCTGTGGTGAGGAAGGAGCTAGGGTTGCCGGATGTCTCTTCTGCTGCGGGAGCTGCGGGGTTTGTACTGGGTCCTAACGGGGTACCCATTAGTTCTGGGGGACCTCCACAAGGCCCCATCCCACCTGGGATGCCGTTGGCTGCACCTACCCCAACCCAAAGCCCGGTTCCGGGTGCCGGACCCGACATGCTCCAGGTGATGGGGGGAGGGCAACTTGCTCCGGGGATGGGTCTTCCCATAGCCCCCACGGCACCTAATCCCCAAGGACTTCCCGGCGGGTTGAACATCCAGGGCGGAGTAGGGATACCAAGACCTGGCCCTGACCTAGCCTCCCGGGCCATGTAACCCCAAACCATCCCCCCTGATTCGTTGTGTTTACGGAGTAACCTATGCCCCCAGTTCGCCGGCCGGTACTTTGCACCAAGGAACTCATTGCCAAGGTGGTTGACCGCGTCACTTCGGATGGCCTGCACCCCAATAGGGCAGCGGTGGCCTGTGGGGTTTCTCCCAGGGCGCACTACACCTGGATGTCCAAGGGTACCGCAGATGTCACTGAGGACAATGAATGTACTAGCGTGTATGCCGATTACATGATGCAGCTCGGCAAGGCAGAGTCCGAGTTGCAAGCCTACTGGATGAACCAACTCAAGATTGCCCCTACCAACCAATGGCAGCGGTACGGGTGGTTGCTTGAGCGCAGGTTCCGTGATGAGTACAGCATGTACATCAAGCCGGAGAAGAAGGAAACCTCCGCGGACAGCAAGACGGTTGTTGTGGTGTCGGAGTTGGCTCAGGCCAGTATCTAGGAAAGCATGGAATGCAAGACCTCAACTCACTCCAGGAGAGAATCATCCAGAGAGCCTCCATCATGGAGAAGCGGATTGTCTCTGCAATAGATGAGCAGACCTCAGGGCCTCCCGTGGGAGGGTCTACAAGGCCCAGGGCAGATACCAACCTTCTCTACCAGGTGAAGGACCCCCGTTTCCTTACCCGTATCCAGTCCATGGCCCCCTACCTCACCCCCGAGGAGAAGGCCTCCGAGAACCGGAGGTCCCAGATTGCTGGTGGGTACAAGGTGTTTGAGGGAACCTAATGGGTAAGGGGTTTTCTGATTATGTACCTATAGAGAACCTGCCTGATGAACTTTCCGCGGTCTACGGGGCGCGAAGTTCCCAGACAATGGATGCCTCATTGGAGCAAGCCAGGCTCAGGGCTTCAAGGCTTCAGGTTCTCTCTGATCAGTACAACGCCCCTCTTCCCGGCCAGGGACTAGTAGATCAACTGAAGCAAACGGCAACCCAGTCTTGGAATGCCTTCCGGAATGCGGACCTTGCCGAGAGCAATGTCTTCAACCTGGCAAGCCAAGGGGCCTCAGGTCTGGCTTCCATGCTTCCTGATACCTCTCCCGTTCCCACCAAATACGGGGACGTGCACCAGAGTCCCCTAGCCACCGTGCCCATAGACGCTGTGCGGGGTGTACTGACGGGTGCTTCCAAATACCTGGGAGGCATTGGGCAGGCGCAAGCCACCATGGGGCAAGGAAACATCCTCCAGGACCCCGTCGGAACCGGGATGAATATTGTGGGAGGAGCAGC